TTGTAACCAAAATGCGGTAAAATGCCAACCTCCTATATCTACATAAGGAACCTCAGAAAAGTGGAAAAGGTAGAAACCGTACCTATGATGGGAAGGTAGATGTTAAAAATATTGATAAGCGTATATAATCGCCCGATGATTCTGTCCCGAAAATTTCAATCAATCCGTCCTAAAACTATAACGTTCAAAGCCGCTTAATGCGATTTTAAACGGCTTTGAACGTTATAGTTAAATTGAATAATTAGCTGTCAAAACCTCGACTTTTCGCTTCTGATAGCCTGTTTTGGTGGCCACTGACACTCCTTGCTCGAAACTGACTGTATTCCAGCCATAATCCTTTGTAAATCTGCTTAAAACAGTTGATGGATAGCTGCTGAGCAGGAATTTGCCTTTAATCCCAGAAAGAACCTTCAAAAGGCGTTCAAAGTCCTCCTCTGTATATCCGTCATAATGGCCACAATCTGACCCGATATAGGGCGGGTCACAATAAAAGAAGCTTTCTTCTGTATCTCTACTCTGGATGACATAGAGCGCATCCGTACTTTCTAACTGGACATTTTGCAGCCGAATGGCATAATCTGCTGTAAAACGCTCCCGGTTATTCATTATTTTCTTCGTAGTTGTGTTCTTGGATAGGTCGAACCCCCAACTGCTGTCTAATTGAGCGCTAAAACTCTGGGTACTCTGCACCCAAACCGCCCAGGCACGTCTGACTTCAGAAAATAGATGAGGATTATTGTAGATTACCGCGGCATCCTTATGAAGGCTGCGACTGTGAAGGGTAATATTAATCATCTTTTCCAACTCAATATATTGATTTTGAAGTACTCTATAAAAGTTGATAAGTTCTTTATTAGTGTCATTCAACACCTCCAGCTCACTTGGTTGTTTTGCAAAGAATATAGCTGCACCTCCAACAAACGGTTCTGAGTAGAGCCTATGCGGTGGAATGCGCTCTAATATCTTGGTTGCCAACTTCTGTTTACCCCCGTAGTATGATATTGGGGTCTTAAATCTGATTTTTACTTTATCCATTATTGTTTACTTTTGTGATCTCTGACAAAATATTAAAAGGTGCGTTCACACCAACCAAAGAGCTTGGCTCTTGGCTCGGGTGTGAACGCACCTTAATTATTTTGTCAGAGTCCTGTAGTAAAGTCGAGGGCCTTTTTATTGTCCCTTATTGCCAAATGGTAGTTTAAACCATTTTTTGGCCTGATTTAGCTTATAAAATACAAATAACAGTATAATCCCTACTGCTGTAGCTCCAATCCATTTCAGCAGCCCAAAATCCTTTTTTACATCTTTTTCGACAGTTTCTGTCTTTATCTGGGCTGCCGCTTTTACTTTTTGATTACCCGTGGAGTCTTTCTTTACGAGGGTATGATTAATTTGATTAGTAGCTGATCTACCAGAATCAATCGCCTTGCCTTTGTCCAATGAAAAGCCGTCAATTTCAACTGTTTTCTTTTTTCCGCCCTTACTCCGCATATTAGCCTTAAGCTGGCCAGTCTTCTTGTCTGTATAGATTTCCAGCTCTGTGCCATTTTTTGCCCGGCTTCGCAGGGTGTCGATGTACGGGTTTAGGCTGTCAATCCTGAATACAAAACTTGTTTCATTCGTTGGCATATCCTCCTCTGAATAGATAATTTTTTTGGCCTTAACGCTAGTTGACTGAATAATTTTCAGCCAATCCGCCTCGTGATGCCGCTCGTTATCCGAAATTTCAGTTTTGGAAACATCAGCTTCTTGCTTAGAGTCCAGAGAACTGCTCACTATTGACTTATCCCGGTGTACTTTCTTTAACACTTTGCAGCTTTGATAATTGATTGATACCAATACCAGTAAAAGCAATAACACTATTCTTTTCATGGTGTATGTTTTTTAGGGATTAATATTATCCGTTTTTCCCCTTGAGTTACATTGAACTGCTGTAAAATCCTATAAGTAGTCAAGCTGTCCCGATAAGCACCATTCAAACTATCTAAGTAATCTGCTCGCTTACGTTCTGCCTGAACTATTGGAATCCATTTAGCATCATCTTTTTCCTTTTGAGCGTCTTTTTTATTCCCGAAATAAATAAAACAACCAACGAAAAGAAAGATGTTTATAATCGACCAAACGGTATTAATCACATTCATTGCGCCCGTCTGGGTTTTGCTCAATCCCTCAACAGCCGCCTGTGGGTCTATTTTTTCTACAGGCAGCGTGTCTTTTAAACTTTCTATTGGATTGGGTGGCATTGGGTTTTATTTAAACGGTTATTATGTCACTTAAAGAACTCATTCCAAAATCTGAGCTAAGCCCAATTCTATAATCATACCCCTCCGCAAGGGAAAAGGCATGTTCCTTTTTATAAATTTGGTTGCTACGGTCGGATGGCATACTGTCAAAGTCATTGCCACCTGATAGAACGGCGAACATTGTTGCCTTGGTGGGCACATTCGTTTCAATAGTCAAAACGCCGGCTTCTATAGAGTAGGTAAATTCGGGGATAGATTCGTCAAAAATTCCTTCATTGCCTTCTGTTAGCCAAACACTCAAGAAACCTTCTTCGTGGCTTAAAAAGGGAATTTCAGCGATATAAACATCGCCTTCCAGCTTACGGAGCTTTCCAAAGGAAGAAACGATATTTTTACCTGCTAAAGAAGTCCCCGATAGATCAACCTGTACCGATAACGGAATATTTAGTGACTCTAAAATCGTAGCAACAGAAATTCCGTCCACAGCATCCTGTTTGAAAACATCATCCAGATCAGCAATAAGCACTATGGCTCCTTCGAACTCCTTTGCTATAACCCTACTGCATAATTCACGTATAAACAAATACTCTATGGCCTCCCCATTGCTACATGTCCAAACGAAATTATCGCCAAAGGCATTTCGAGCAATTGACATAAACTCGTCAATTGTGCCAATAGTTCCATTATTACGCATGGCATGAACATGCCCAAAATCACGATACCAACCGGAATTAAGTAAGGTAAGGGCTATTTTAGCAGCCATATATGCCGTGGCCTGTTCCTTGGTCAACCCACTGTCATTCCAACCATCCCACCACCTGAAACTACTTTCGTAATTAATATAATCTATCCGTAAAAACTCTGTGGTTAGCGGCAACCCATACCCGGGACCATAACGAGTGTCCGCCTCCCTTGTATCGATTGCAGGAGATGGTGTTGAATTTCTGACTGCATTAAAAAACAGATACAAGAGACCAGCTGCCGCCCTCTGACCATTTCTGAAACTGGCAGTTGAAATTATCCTGTGAACTAATGACCTAAGCCAATCCTTTTGGGTAATGGGAACAGCAAAGAACTCTTCCAATTTGGTTTCGCCCATTGTAGAAGTAGTGAAATCATATCCAAAGTGACCATTACTTATATCAAACATTTGCTGGCCGCAATTAGGGGTCTTAGTGATTTTCGATTCCCCTATATTCACATCAAAAAAAGCTGCTCCCGCTTCTGTCCATTCGGTCTCGTAATAGTCCGGTATATATTCAATCACATTTGTGACTGGGTTTTTCCACATGTCAGTGCCAAAATATATATCGTGCCTGATCTGCCCGGACTTCTCCGCCTCAGCAATGCCATCAATATACTGACCTAGCAGATTAGTAACAAATGCACCAACACGTATGTTATGCCTAAATCCAAACATTTCCAATGCATAGATGCTTGTGTCAAATCTACTGTCTGTCTGAAACGAAAAGGTCATTTTAGCTCCAAACCGATGAGCGCATTTCTCAATTGGAATACCTTCTTCTCGTGGCCATGCCTTTACCCTCATATCATTCTTCTTTTACGTGTTCCATCTGCATCAGCATCAATCCATTCGTCCCCAATTTTACATTGTGCTGGCGGCACACTGTTTCCAACGGGGAGATCACAAATAACAGCATTTGTCTTTACGGTTGCAAAAACAGCATCTGTATTAGCTTCAATAGGTTTGAAAGGTAATAATAGACCGTTGTCGCCATATTTAAACGAGTTGCCAATATTATCTATCGGATTGGGCGCATCAGCTAAATCTGCGAAGTTCTGGACATTAGAATTGCCGCCGCCAATATCTGCACCCAGAACTTTTAGTAGTGTAGATTTATTTGGGTCTTCGTAATCCAATAATTCTGTGCCTAGGTTAACTGTAAGTTGAGCATAGCCAGAGCCGTCAACTGGGTCTGTGGGTCGGGCTAAATCGAAAGCCATATATGAATCCCTTGGGCTAGCGGGCAAAGTAAACGGCAGATAATTGGCCTTTGCGATTGCTCCATAAGTTCCGGTAGGCGTTACTCCATCCAAATCAAAAAAAGAATAATAAGACCCCCAGGTCATACTCCAACGACCAATAGTGAACACTTGACCAGCTTTAACCGGCATAAAGAACATTGCCCAAGGACCATTGGATAATCCACCTGCATTATTTACGTATTTACCATAAACAATAAAAGCAGGCTTAGCCAAATTGGAGGACGGTTTAATTATTATATCCGTTTTTTTGACGGCAGATTCTACTTTGTTATTTACCTGAACCACTTGAGTATTGAGATCAGCTACAGCGCTGATTGTTCCCGGCATTATAACAATACCAGCAATTGCAAATTCAGCAGGTGAAATGGAAATTACGACTGTTGAACCAATGACTGAAGTTGTATTTGCAGACGAAAAAGAGCCGTCCGCATGAGTCTTTAACGCAACTAATGCTTCTCCCGTGACCTGTGTAACACCCAGATATTGACCATTCAATACCGTAAAAGCATCAAAATCAACACCGGCCGTAAATGTATTGACACCTAAGCCGGCTGTAACATTTACCTCATAGACAAGTGTCATGTGGGTATCATCTACCTTATTCCAAATACTAAATTTTAACTTACCAGCTGTAGTACAGTTTACAGACAATTGTTGAACTGTACCCGCCCTATCCAAAACAAAGGGGCTATTATTTATTCTAACGTAATATGCTGTATTAGTGTTTAAATAAGTCCCTAGATCATCGGAGGCGCCAATATTTACCGGTGTATTATTTAAGACATTAGAAATCTGGGCCACTTCCGTTTTTTTCGCATAAGCTTCAAGCGATATCTTGGTAATACTTTTGCTCCAGACGTTATCCTGTCCCCAAAGCTCAACAATACCGGATTCCAGATCACCTTCAATTCCGTTAGCCTGGTCAGCGGCAATAACTTCAATGGGCGCGCCGTTAACATCTAAAAAATTAACATAAGTTCCGGCCTGTTTGACACTATATTTCCGAAATACATCTGTTGTATCAACGGGAACGGTATTCACGTCTGCCACTCCAACAATAGCAGTGGACGCCTGCGCCGAAACAATACCTATTTTTTCATTATAATCAGCTTGGATATCCTGTAAAGCCTGTTTGGTCCCCAAACTCGTCAGTAGAGTATCTTCAGAAGGAGCGGTAAGGTCATTGGTGGTTTTGGGTGATACCTCCTTAATAAACTCAGAATCAGCTTTTAATATTTCTGCGGCCTGATCTGCCACTATCCCAGAGTCTGTTTCGTCAGGTATTGCATCAATTAAATTGGCAAAGTCCTCCGCTGTCGGTTCGGCTCCTGTTCTTGCAAATCGCTGCTTTAAGTAGTTTTTGTCTTGTGCCATATTTAATCAATTGGAATTCTGTAAATAAATGCTAATGCATAGTAAGGAGGCATATTATTGTGCGGCAAGTCTCCACCTTCTGTGCTTGTCTGAATCGTGCTGGTGCCGCTTACACCGCGCTGATTATCATTGCCGTCTGCATTGGCTATATTTCTGCTGGTATAGCCATGTGAGTGAGCAGGCATTTCCTCTACTGTCAATTGATGTGCTTTTTCACCACCAACGGACCCTACTGCATAATCGTTTCCTGCGCCTAAAATGAATCTATCCCGTAAATCCGGGCTATCATTTGTGCCATCGCAAAGCTGCCATCCAGCCGGTATTTCTGAAACGGAACCGCTCCATTGAACAATTATGCCATTAAACCCTTTTATTAAGGTCAGCAATTCATCTTTTAAATTAAAAAGACCGGTAATAGTAGCTAAAACATCATCATTAGCTGCTGAATAATCAGAACTGGCAGCGGTGGGCAAAGATTTAAAAGCAGCCAAGGACTTAATTTGAGAAAAGCTTTCAAACGGAACACCCCCAGATATCGTCATAACGGCTTTACGGACGTAGTACACATCCTTTTGAGCTCCATCATCAAATTGCTCTTTTGTGACAATCTCCTCCATTTTGAACTGAGGGGCATACACACCACCTTCGTAAGGCAACAATTCTCCGTTCAGAATAATCCAGCCAGGACTGACATTGCTCGAAGCTTTTACACATCCAGAAATAATCACATTATCCCCTAAGGCGGCAGTGATCGTGGAAATTAATGGAGCGTAGGTATTTTGCATGAACTCAAACGAGTCCTGATAAATCCATAAGCCTCCGGGTTGTGTAAAATCTAATCTATTCATTTTCTATACTTTATTAATGCTGAATATCTTACCAGCCAAACAATATTTGCTTACCAATGCACTCATTTCATTCTTATCAAAAACAAGATATCTGGGCACTTGTACAATGAAATCGGATGTAAACTGCGCAGTTTCGTTTTTTCTAAATAGTAACAGCTTTCTGCTTTCCAATTTTCTCCCTATAACAGACCGTTTGGCTTCGGTCTTTATAAACAACGGTAAAGGAGGATAATAAACGCCAAGAATCACTTTAATTCGTCTCTGATTATAATCAAATCTGTCATTCAAAGCCTTTTCCAGATAGCAGACCTGAGGTGTAATTGTTAGATCATATTCCGTATCATATTTATAATTCAGAAACCGGGAATGAACGTATTTCAACCCGGACACCGATGCTGTAACGAAAGACAATAACTTTGGCTGGCGCAGAACCACCGGAACCAACCACCTTGTTAGCGTCTTCCAGTCAAAATCATATATTTTACGGCTAAAAACCATACATTTGATACAATTAAATTCAAATAAAACAATGGAAAAGAATCCTTTACTAACAATGGAAGTTGTAGTTGTCTTGCTAATTGCAAATATTAAAGCATTACGCTCAACATTAAACGAAGAACAAAGAGCAACTTATGACACCAAAATCTCAACTATGAAAAAGACTATAATTGATACAATGGCTATCACAGACGAGAAGCTAATTCAATTGATCTCAAAATTCCCCGACTGACGCTTTCTTCCAATACCTGAACCTTTTGTAAATATGAACTTTCGATACTTCTCCGTTCTTTCTTTTCCAAGGAGGGGCTTGTGACTATTTCAACCTTATCGATTAGTCTCGAAATGTTAATCGTGATTGTTGGCTTATTTTTTTTCATGATTTTTTATTTTATTGGGCTTTGAGGTACATAATTAATTTGCAGGTCGGCATCTTCAGTAAACCTTAGATAACCGCTATCCGGCACTATCTTGGTGTCAATTCCAGAAAAATCAAAATCTCCATATTTAGAGCTTGCTGAATCTATCTGGCAGATCACCACTCCGTCGACCGCCTGAACGGCATCAGTTACGTATTGCAAAACGAATGTCCCATTAAAGGGCAGCTCCTTTAAATACGCTTTAATTGAGTTTGCAATTATGTTATCAGCTGAACCATCTAATCGGTTACCCTGGGCATTTAAGATCAAAGGGTCGTAATATACAGTCCACTTCATTTTAAGGCTATCGGGTGGCAGGCTATCAATGGACAGCGCAACCCCGGCATCACCCACCCGGCTAAAATATTCCCGGACACCATTTAGCTGCTCTTCACTGAGCGACCCCAAATCCTCCCCTGTATCTGTTGCGCTCTTAATACGCAGGGTAATATGGCCGTATGTGTCTATTTGCTTTACCACCGCTGAATACTTAACCACCAAGCTGGCAGCAATTTCATCATCTGTTTTGCCGGTATTGTCAAATTTGTCCGAATCAGGAAGCAAGGCAAAGCCATGCTGGTATAACTTAGCCATGTTCGCATACCAACGCTCAGTATGCGGTTTCATTTCGGAAATGGCGGCACTAACGTCAGTTTTATGCAGATCAAATAATGTCTCTAAAAAGTTGCTCACAAAAGCGAATACATAAGAGAGCAGGCGAAAAATATTTGTCTTGCTCCATGTCGCAGGGTCAATTATGACCCCAGCTGCGGCCAATTCGGAAACCATTACTTCGGTAACCTGTTGTTGTATTTCGTTTATCGTCCTTGCCATTTGCTTAACTAACTTTAAAATCGATTCCTACACGCCAATAACCAACACCTTTCCCGATAACTTCAGCGTCCGTTGACGTTGGAATATTGAAACTTTTATTCAAAGCCTCTACTTCCTGTTGTTTACTAATATCAACCTCGCCAGCGTTGGCTGCCTCAATAATATCCGTCAAACTTGTACCATTCAGCAATGCAAGTTCCACTGTTCTGGATGCATCGCCTAAATGCTGCAATGCTGCATCAAGTAAGGTTTGGTCGGTATTTAACTTAATAGGTTGCATCAAAATCTAAATTCCCATTTTGTTCATTATAATTCAATTTGCTTACTGTCATTCCATCTTCCACGAAACATCGCCTAACTTCATGCAGCATCCCTTCAATATCGCTTTCCCGCAAATAATTTACTATTCCAACCGTTGCAAGTGGGCTTTCCTTTAGCTCACCTTTTTGCATTAACAATATCAACTGTTGGTGCTGGTAATCACTAAAGCCAATGGACAGCTCATTATTGTCAATTATTAAGTCATTGTCAGTATCTAAAAGTAAATCGTTCATTAGCTTATGGTTCCTGTCCCTGTTCCGGTTTGAGCCGAGGCCGTTCCAGTGGTTTCTACCTGTGTATTTATTTCGCCATGCTGTTTAAAATGGTCGATAATGACAGTGGCGATATCCTTCCAATAATTTGCCCTTGCTTGGGGCAGGTTATTAATATCTTTATCATTATAGTCATTAGCTGCGGTATTCAAAGCCGCTCCTAAAGCATTTGCATCTAAAGCCATTATTGCAATATTTGCGATGCCATTGTTTTGGCTTGTGTTAGTTTTGCATAGTCTGGACTACGCCCCTGAAACACTATTGTTGCCATAACCGCATCTATTATTAAATTGAGAACAGATAGCAGCGTATTATCTGTATTCCCGATTAGGTGACCATCCTTATTAACCAGCCACTTTTTGTCGTCAATCGTCAATTCAATACTTTCTATTTGACTAAACATTGAAACCGAAAAATAACCGTCTGACAGCCTTTCAATCAAGACATTACTGCCGATAGCAGGATAGACTTTTAAACCTTGGTCATTATCCATTGTAGCCTTCAACCTAACCCCTTCGATTTGCAGCTCATCAAAAACAATGGCACAAGTGTCAGTGCTTTTATCAACCGACTTTATAACAGCCATAAAGCAACGTTCTATGCCCTTATTGCCCAGGTCTTTCAGTTTATCTACAAGCTCTTTTGCTGCTTTGCTCATCGTAGTTTAAAGTCTATTTCAGGTTTCCGCCTTCCGCCTGTTGATGTATCAAATGTTGTGGTAACTGTGCCTACAAAATAATTCCCCTTTCGTTCAGGGAATTGAGGGTCTTGTAAACTAGCCACTACGCCAAAGTCACAAAACGGGTAAAGGAAGGCAGTAAAGTTGCCGTTATATCCCACATAATTTTTTTGCGAGACTTCCTGATTAGTCATCTGTTTTAAAAGATCGTCATTAACCTTGCCGCTTATCTTCTTATTAATAACTAATTCTGCATTACTGTCCCCAATCTCCTTTGTCACAACGGTACCATTAGGCTGCGTGATCTTCCAAACAACCTTAGCCGTTTTGGTGGTTGTTTGATACTTCAATTCTGACACGGAAATGGTATTATTTATCGGTCCGCTTAAACCATATTCAACATTGGGCTTCCCCAGGTCCTGATACACCAGTCCACAATACAAAACTTCTTCCCCATTTATTTGGGTCAGATAAATGCCCAGCATTGGGTACCAGTCTATCAATTGCTGCAAGGCCCACATAGCTGATTGATTGTTTACGATAAAATTAGACACCGTTATCTGGGGCATTTTGTCATACAGTTTGAAAGCTACCTGGTACTTTTTGGTCACCTCCACACATATTTTTAAAAGAACTTCCTTTATATCAACGCCATTAAAACTTTGTTTAATTGTCGTATTTCTGAATAAATACATTGCATCTTCACACTCAATTTCTACCGGTATTTTATAGTTAATTGATCTTATATATCCGGTAAATTCCTGTTTTACATCTTCAATATCCCCTTTTCTATAGCCAAAAGAGATGTTTATTTTATCCCCCTCTTTGATAACATCCTTCATAAATAACCTTGAAGCCAGAGCAGGGGAATGTTGATTTTCCAGCAACACGGACATTGGGATTGTGAGCTTAGCCGTTTGAACAATTTGATGGACGCTCTTTTTAATTGAAACCGAATGAAATCCATTCAGCTTCACTGAATCTCTAAATACAATACGTCCTATCATTTGCCCTAAATACATAACTTACTCCGTTGTCAGTTTAAATTCTATATTACTCCTGCCATCAATCTGAAATATCTCCATATCCTCTGCCCCTCCATTGTCCTGTAAAGCAATTTTAGTGATCAGGAAGTTCCACTCTGGTTGTAAGAAGGGGTTTGTTAAAGCACATTTAAGTGTAACCAGGTCTTTTCCTTTAATTTTTTCCCCATTCTCAAGCCGATTACCCCGATACATTTCTGCAATTTCCTTATACCTGCCAGCGGGCCATGTTCCATCTTCGCTTTGAATAATCACCAAAATGCTAATATCATATGGTCTTTCAAATACCTTTTCAAATACGGTCCCCCTGTCAATGACGTCTGTTTCAATAATCCCTTTTTGGCCAGAGATCATTAAAAAGGAAATGGGAAGCTCATATTTTTTTAATCCGTCATCGATCGTAATTGGGCAAAAATCATATTTACCCAACTGCTCGTCTGTAACCTTAATAACAGGCGTTCCCATATAATCGGCCTGATTTTGTAAAGGCTGCGCTGGCTCACCTTCAAAGCCGGGTGCAACTTTAGGGCCTTCACCTTCCAAAGGCACCCCTGGGAAGGGCGCACCTAAAGGGCTGCCAGGTATGTAGCCTAATAAATCTTTAAGCGATATACTAATTGCCATATGCCACACCTCCGCTTTTACTGTCAACACTGTTTAAGGCCATCAATAGCTCATTTACGACTTTGTCAGCAGCTTCTTTAGCCCCTTCTTTAAGGTTCAATGTTTGGATCACGATCTGATCTTGTAATTTCTGAATCGTGATATTAATTGTTGTAGGCCTTGATCCGCCTGAGGAGATATTACGGGACGTTGATTTTCCTGTTTGGCCGCTATCACCGGAGCGGCTGTTATGTCCTCTTTTGAAATTAGCCACCGGACTGTCGTTATTGGCGGCAGCTGCGACCGTAATACCTGGTATAGGCTGGTCCAACTGTTTCCTATATTCGTCGACCGCCGCTTTACTTGCATCTGCCGCATCATCTTTGCCTCCGCTAAACAGTTTTTTAATCCAGCCCCAGGCTTTCTTAAACCATCCGATCAGCGCCTCAAACTTCCCAATCACCCAATCCCATAAGGCAGTCATTTGCTTTTTGAAGCCTGGGAAAATGCGGTCTGTGACATCAATCAGAAACCTGAAGGGATTATGTTCCCAAACCCAGACACCAAATGATTTAATGGCGCCCCATATCTGATCCCAATACTTGGTAAGTACGATAATGGCGCCTACTGCCGCCCCAATGGCTATTACGATTGCACCTATAGGGTTCATGCTCATGGCGGCATTAAGGCCTAATTGTGCCAACGTAGCCATTGTAACCTCTGCTATCCAGCTACCCATTGTTACCAGCCCTGCGCCAATTGCCGGCCACATGCGCATAGTTGCAATGGAGCTGAACAGCGTCATCGCCTGGGCTATATTTGCGAGTACACTTATTGCACCCATTCCCATAACAATAAAGGGAAGCCATTTACCAGTTGCATTAAATATGCTTATGCCAAAGTCTTGTACAGCGGCCGTAATGCGATTTTGCTTTTCCTGATAACTGTCCATGACAATGTTTGCCTGTTCCACGGCGGCATTAGTACCTGTGATCTTACCTGTTAGTTCCTGTACGGCGCCTGCATTTTGTACCAGGGCAATACCCGCAGCGACGTTTTCCCGGCCAAATAGCATGGTCATAGCCGCCGTATCGTTGGCAATTGGCTGCAATTGCTTAAGTCTCTCGGATAGGCTCATGGTTTTATCCCCCAGCGCCTTCACATTGATGCCGGCCATTTCCAACATCTTTTGTGTCATAGGCGGTAAAAATGTTCCCTCAGATAAAATGGACATTACATTTCGCAGGGCGACACCACCTTCAGCGCCTTTTTTACCACGGTTGGCTAGTAGCTCTAATGCAGCATTCGTTTCTGCAAAACTTACATTGGCCGTTTTAGCCATCATACCGGCCTGCTCCAAAGCGCTTTTTAAGTCGGGTAATTCCGCACTTCCTTCACGGCTGGCGGCGGCCATGATGTTCATCATCGCCGTCATCGTCTGGGATGCCTTAATTGGATCGTCCAGGCTAACACCAAATTGCTGGACAGCTGTAGTAAGTGCCGCAGCTGCGCCCTTCACATCACCATCCATCTGCTTGGACAGAATAGTAGCATCCTTGCCCATTTCGGCCAGCGCCTGTGGGACTTGACCAATTGCGGGACCTAAGCCTGCCAGGTACACCTGATAACCGGCAGCTCCCTGGGCGGCATCAACACCAAAGGCCTTGGCATTATCCCGTGCAGCATCACTCAGCTGACGCAACTGACTATCATCGATGCCCGTAATCGCTTGCATTTGCTTCAGCTGCGTATTCAGATCAATGCCTGGCTTCGTTGCCCGGTTCAAATCTTCCACGATACCGCTGATGGACTGACGGACATTGTTCAGGTAAAAAGAAGCCTTTCCTACTTTTTCCAGCCTTTCAGAGAACGTAATCGCCTTGTTTCCTGCGGTGTCAAAATCACTGCCCGTTTGATGGACAGCCGGATTCAGGCTACCGGTTATATTTCCAGATAAGTCTTTTACAGCGCTTTCCACGCCACCGATAGCTGAAACGGCACTGGAATTCAAAGAACTGACGGCAGCCTGTAGGGCTGTCGTTTGGGTAACGCTTTGGGTCATCAGCGTGATAATCTGCTGAAGCTGATTACTGCTATTACCCTCGTTAAAGCTTATATTATACTGGACGCCGTTACTCATGTTGTAAAAAAGCCACTTCGCTTTAAGTGGCTTTGATTTTATTCTTTTTCATTCTGACGGATTACAAGCAGGTGTGCCACTAGCGTAATCCACTCTTCATCCGTTAGCTGTTTTGGGTCCACTTTGTAATAATATCGAAGCTGACAGCTTAGATATGTGAGCGACCCTTCTTTTACGTTGTTTTGAGCTTTTTCTAAAGCTCGGAAAGCTCCCCCTCGACTTGGACAATTATATTTTTAAGTTTCATACTTAATCCTATAAAAGCATCAGTGTCTTCCAAAATTGAAGAATCACCAGCCAAAGCGCAACTATTTGCCAATACCCGGTTGGATTGGATAGGCTTCGTATTTGCCAGTGTTGTGGAGGCTTCAATTTCAGCAATAGTCGGAGAACGGAAGATTAAGGAGCGGCCATCAGCGGTATCATATCTGAAGAGCTTTTTATTCTCCGATTTTAGCTTTTTGATAAGCTCATCTGTGATTGCGGGAAGTGTTTTACTCATTTGTACATAGTATTTAAAAAGTAATTAAATGTTGTTTTAAGCGATATTATACTGAATGTCCCGAGCCATGAAGTCCAGTTTGATCTCCATGTCACTGTCGCCCTGCTTCATTGTTTTGGGGCCTTTAGTGAACTCTGCCCCCAGGATGCGGTCCTTTACCAAGGCCGCCTTTTCAGCGTCCAGGTAATGAACCTGAATATCCATTACGATATCAGTAATCTTGGCGTTCGGGTTCTTCTTTTGGGCTTCCCGAATCATGGCCTCTATTTCGCTTTGGCCCAGGGTAAGGCTACCGGTTGGCTTTTCATTGCCTCCTTGTATCCCCTTAACCTTCTTACCACGGCCATAGATATACTTTTTGTCTGCTTCGACGTCGTATTCAATGTTTACGATACGTTCAAAGGTCCTACCCATTGCGGTAACGGTAATATCACACCATGCGAATTCAGCGCTATTGACACTCATTATTTCAAGTTTTGAATTGTAGAAATTATTTACAGAGACTGTACATATCCAATACGGACTGCGATAGTCTTTACCTGGCCTTTTCGGACAATATCAATAGAAGCGCTTAACTGGTCATTATTGATATCGCTATTGGGGTCTATTGTGCATTTAATACCGCTGATTTCCGTTTGTTTGCCAACAGAAACGACGATCATATTAGAACGAATGGCGTTTTCGACATCACTTTCCCAGTCACTTAACAGTGAAGTTTCCACCTTGCCGGTGTTTGGATCAAGGTCAACATCGTCTCGTAACTTTTCAACAAGAATGTCGTAAGCTATGCGGTGTGCTTTGTTGATGACACGGTTCCAGCTGATTGAGCTGTAATCGCTGGTCGTTGCAGTAAAACAAGGATCATCATTAAAATAAACGCCGCTTTTTCCGGCAATCTTGATGAAGTACACGATACCCTTATTGTCCAGGGCGGCATAGCTATTTTTCAGGTCAGCAGCTGGCGTCTTATCTGGGAAAAAACCGGTATCACAAGCTGCTCCGAAAAGAACCCTTCCTATATTCTGACTGACCTGGGCATTAGCGATACAACCCGCAATGAGTCCTATGCTGATATGGGCGTCTGATTTTTCACAGGCAGCAGTAAGCGCCACATTGTCACTTTCCAAAGTAGACCGGTCAGGCATGGCAGCTATGGTATCTTTACTAAAGCCGAATGCCGGAAGTACCCCGACAAAGGGAACATTAGCCGTTTGGTATTCTACTGCAAGCGCATTTAGTTTGGTTGCGGCCGCTAGCACGTCGCCATCAAAGCCAGTAACAATAGCGGGGACATAGTCTACGGGGAAATCTTTATTTACCAAAAGAACGACACCCCTGCCTGCTGTGAAGTCCAAAATCTTTTTGGCGATGGTGCCAACCGGATCGCACATATCCTCCAAAGTGGTTGCATTGCTGACCAACATAAAGTTCAACTCTGCACCCTCACCTGCTTTCCTGTAATAGTCAGTGATATCCCTAAAGGCAACTGGGTTATTGGCTTCAGTAATGCCTAAATCATTAATTGCCTCACTTGTAAATATCTGTTTAGGTTCACTGAGCGCAATTTTATCTACGACAGCGGTTCCGCTGATCACCATACAAATAACGGCATCATCAGTTGGCTGTGTGCGATTTAGTTGGCCTTTGGCTCGTGTAATGGATATGCCCATTTTATCTAAAAATTTAAATTTTAATGCATTAATTGACCGGGAGAAGAATTAACCTAAACTCTATAGGTTTTTAATTCTCCATTTTCAAGCCCCTTTTGATGGTTCTTTGCATCGTTAAGAGACTTCTCTAAAAACACCTGCCCATCACTGGTGATATGAAAGCTTTTCGACTGCGGATATAGCTTGCTATACTTAGCCAGTTTAGCCAGCGTTGAATCATCGATTTTATTAAACCCGGCCTCTTTTAGCTCATCTTCAGTGGGGGTATCCTCTTGAGTCTCTTCTATATTGACCTCAAACTTATCCCCGACCTTAATACCCTCTGCTGCCATTTCGGGATTGAGCTTTAAAATCTCCTCGGTGACGGTCACTTCCATCGTCTCGGGATTGGGTTTTTCTACTGAATCCTTTACGGGTTCAATTTTAACACCATGATTTTCAATATCTTCATTAGGCATCTCGCTGCCGGATTCAATGCTTTTGTCAGTATTTTTAGCCATTTTAAGTGGTTTTTTACTTAAACTTATTGGTTGTTTCAAGGGTAGTTTGTACCCTTATATTTAAAATTGATGGGGAGGCGGGCAGATGCTGAAAAGCATCTTGCCCGGTTGCTATGTACTATGTTCCCCCATAGAGTTTATTGCAAGATTGCGCCGCCAAATTTGCCACGGAGCGTCGTTGCTAAGGCTCTTTTTTGGAATCCAAAAATATCACCACGTGCTTGTGGGTCTTTCAACCGGCTGAACAGCTCAGCACTACCGTCGGCTACCATCACCTCACTGCCCAAAAACGAGAAGCTGGAATAAAGGTGCGTGGCCGGGTCATAGGCAGCCCCATAGGCGGCTTTTGCACCGGTGGCAGCGATATAAATCGGGTTCTTTGAATATTCCCAAAGACGAAAACTGTACATTTTCATCCCCGGTTCGGCCGCAATGGCCTTATACAATTTCTTGTCCTCCTTGGCGATATTAGCCATGTGGTTAGGACACAGAACAATATTTCTGTCGTCGTCAGCATCCGCATTACCATAGGCATTTTGCAGATCAATCAGAGCGTCAATAATACTGTCCGTTGCGCCCAGTTTAATTACAAAATTGTTTTTAGCCACATCGGCGGCCTGCGGTGCGTACATATAGGCAGCGTCCATTCCGATCTTTTTAGCCAGGGCTTTCTTATGCTTATTGACATATAATGCACGCTGATCATATGCAAGCTCTACCGCCACCGCATTACGGACTACTGAGTTTACGGTATCGTAGGTCTTAAGCGTAACGTCCTTAGGGATGTCACTGGCATCAACCGTTCCAACGGGATAAACCGTATTGTCTACCAGTACCTCTGGATCGACACCTGCTTCAGCCAAATTAATTTTATCGGCGTCTACTAAAGAGCTCATATTGGTTGCAGCTTGCAGGAAACTGGCATTCGGATACGGGTCTTCCAACACCATTGGAATCCATACCTCTGCTGCTAATCCTTCAAACAACGAAACCCCATGTTTATTAACCTGATGCATCACAACACCAGCGGCGTTTACCGTTGCGGCCCCGACCACAGGATTAATGCCGAAAATGCCAGCGACGATAAACCCGATAAGGCAGTTGAACATAATGTTCAGAAACAATTTTGTATTTGTTTTTTTCATGTTGATATAGTATAAAAAGTTATTTTTAGTTGCTTTATTAAGCCTTCCCGTCCCCGAAGGTTTGGGAAGGCATCTTTGGTTGTTGTTATTAAGGTTATGCGGTTTTTCCCGTGTAGCGAACGCCCTTACTATAGTCTCGGGCCAGTTTGGAATACTTATCGGGTTCTTCAGCCCTAATGCGTGCAAGCTCTGCGCTATTATGTTTACTCAGGTAGTCAAAACTGTCTTTTCCCGATTCGGCAGCAGCCTGGGTTGTCTTTCCCAGCTTCAGCAAGTCTGATACCTTAACGTCCTTCTGGAGTTTAGCGGGCTTTGCCTGTGCATCTTCTCCATCGCCTTCTTTGGAAAGTTTTAACTTTTCGGCATAAGCGATAGCCATTTTGGCGTCAGTCTTGCTAAGGGTTACAAAAATATCTTTCTGTTCTCCCTCAAGCCCTTCAGCGGATTTGTCCAAGACTTCCTTGGCTACATTTTCAGCATTTGTTTTGCTAAGCTGAATTTTATCGATGGCTGCGAGAATCTCGCCTTCCGTTGCATTTTCGTGAAGCCCAAGTTTGATTGCCAGTGCTTTCATATCTGTTTTTGATTTTATATTTGGAATGATATTGTTGATGTTGGAGGCACTTAGCCTAACTGGCTGCCCATCTCTCATTAAGCCTAATGCCGTTTGATTTACCGGAAGAGCTGTAACTGATATCTCGAACAGGTCAGATTTTGCCAGCGTTGGCCTTTCCTGCCCGGGTTTCATTAAGGCCACATCATCGCTCCACTCTTCAGGATCGGCGCCAATTGATGCTCCTTTGAGATCGCCATTCTCAATTTTGCGAATGACCTCCTTTTCAAAATCACTCGCGCCTTCTATTACAAGCGTTGCAAACAGGCTCCCGCCTTCTTTAGAAAACTGCTCCCAATGCCCGACAGGTAGCTTTGAATAATCATGATCCACATATGCAGGACAATTCTTTTGAGCATTCACAATACTCAACCCTTCTGTACTCACCCAGAATTTGGAGCTATTTAAGTTTTCATTACTTACTTCAAACCTTTTGCGAAATGCCATTGATCTGTGTTTAGATTATTGCCTTTTGAAACACAAAGTTGAGGCGGTTTTTTGCCGCCAGAAAATCCCAGAAGCGTCATGGTGCTTTTATTTGACCATGATGGTCAGAAAACACGACCATCATGAATCAACGAATTGAATACACCTTTTATAGAATGGAACTTTGCCTTAAATCAAGGCGAATGGGAAAGAAAAAGACAAAGGAGTATAATGATGCATATGAACTTTATTGCAATAGCAACCTTACAAAAGGGGAGATATGCAAGATCGTTGATGTTTCGGCTGCGCAACTAGGCAAATGGGCGAAAGAAAATGACTGGGACCTGGATAAATCCGCCAATGAGGTCACAGTCCCTAAGCTAATCAGGGGGTATTATCAGAACTTATCCCTAATTAATAAGGTTGCAAAGGACGAAAAACGGGCTTTAACCAGCGCTGAAACGGATCAGGTAATTAAAATCACCAATGCCATCAACTCCCTTCGTAAAAAATACAACCTGTCCAATTACCATTCTATCCTAAAAGAGTTCCTGGAATGGGAAATGAAAGAACACATGGACAATGCAAAGATTTTTGGACCAGACATGTTTGAATTTTTAAAGGAAAAAGCAAACGAATTACGCAATGCTCAGTAGCCCGGCAGACAAAAAACTACTTATCGACTTCCAGGACTTATTAGAAATAATCAAGTCCGCTAACCCCATTGATAGGTTTGAAAGTGCAGGCGATAAACGTAAACGCATTGCATATCTCCTTTCTGATTATGAAGCATTCTGCAATTATTACTATCATGAATATGCTTATGCGCCAATGGGATGGTTCCAAAAGGAGTATCCGGTGGAAGTATTTAACAACCCTAACAATATTTATGAAGAACAATGGTCTCGTGGCTTTGCGAAATCAACGCATTATGGCCTATTCCTGCCGTCCTTCATAAAATTTAATGGACAATTGACAGGGATGATGATCGGCAGCCTTAATGAAACGCTGGCGTCCGAAAGGCTGGCTGACCTACAGGCTAACTTAATGGCTAACCCTCGCATCATTAACGACTTTGGAGAACAATATAGTTATGGCAACTGGGAAGACGGGGCTTTTAAAACTAAAGATGACTGTGGCTTTTATGCTTTTGGTAAGAAACAATCCCCCCGAGGCACCCGGTTTAAATGGAAGCGACCCAACTATGGTGTCGTGGATGACCTGAATGAAGCCAGGCAACTAAAAAATGATGCCATCGCCCAGGAAGATAAACGGTGGGTATTGGATGAATTGAAGCCAGCCCTATGGACTCGTCGCTGGTGGCTGGTGATTGCCCAAAACAAGTTTCACGACAACTCAGTCACGGCCCTATTAGAAGAGGATGAAGAAATTGAAACCATTGTTCACAGGGTGGATATCCGAGACGAGAATGAAAAAACCAACTGGCCGGAGAACCCGGACTTTACAGACGAAGCCATTGCCGACCTGGAGAAAACAGAAGGTGGAGGATTTACCAGAGAACGAATGAACACTCCATTCGAGGAGGGCGCTGACTTCAAAAGGGAATGGCTGGATCATTGGGTTGACCCGCTTCCATTGGTGGATTATGACAGCCGGATTATTCATTATCTCGACCCATCTTATAAGTCAACCAAAAAGTCTGATTATAAATTTTGGGTGTTACTAGGCAAAAAGGGTCTCAAATATGACATTCTGGACGCCTGGGGTCAGAAGACTACCAGTAAGAATATGTGGGAGCATGCCTTTGCTGTAGACGAGGAGCAGGAGGACTATAGCCTTATCGATCACTGCATGGAGGCAAACTTTATTCAGGAGGAGGTCCACAAAAAGGAACTCGACATGGTGGAAGAAGAACAGGGTCGAGCGCTTAGGCTTCAATATGACCGGCGTGCAAAGGGCGATAAACATGAACGAATAATGACTTTGCAGCCATTGTTCCAGCGAGGACTTATCCGCTTTAATATTCATAAAAAAGCGGATGTCGGCATGAAGCTGCTTCGCTCACAGATTCTGGGATTTGAACAGGGTAGTTATATAAATGACGATGGACCGGATGCGCTTGAAGGCGCCGTTTGGATGTGTGACCGGTCCACAAAAAGAAGCTCCAATAAAACCCGTTCCGGAAAAATGCGTAAAAACAAAAATAGAGGGATGTAACAAACTAACAGACGATGAGTAAAATAACAACAATAGACTTTAAGTGTTTGAAACTGATTGAGCATTTTGAATGTTCCGGCAATGTGAATAACCGCAAATGGCTCCGGTCATACCAAGATACAGGGGGCGTGTGGACGATTGGTATTGGCACGACAAGATATTATGGTGCTGATAAGGTAAAGAAGGGCGATGTAATTACCGTTGAAAAGGCATACAGTCTATTACAATTTGACCTTAAACAGGCCATGCTCGAGGTGGACGGCTCCACCAGGGACGATATCAACCAGAACCAATTTAATGCACTTGTCAGCTTTGCCTACAACTGTGGTACTGTCGCATACAGAACTTCGGACTTAAGGAAGGTTATCCAAAATAACCCAAATGACTTTGCCGCAATAACCGCACAATTTGAGCGGTGGAAATATGATAATGGCAAGGTAGAGCCCGGGTTATTAAGGCGTAGAAAGTCCGAGGCATGGCTATACCAATATGGGGAATTAAACTTTTTTGAATAATATTTTTACATACTACTATATATGTATATTGAAAAACAAGACTACCAGCTCCGCATCCGGCTTGACCTGTTAGATATCCTGCTAGAGAATATCAGTACTGCCCTTGGCGGCAATGAGCTAACGCCAACGGCGATCCTACAGGCGGCAAATAAGATTGCCACGGATACCATTGCTACAAAAGCAGGGGTATTATATAATGTAGTTGATGAGCTGGCCAAAACAGCGGACGCCCGCAACGGCTACCTAATTGCCCTCGGTATTTCAATTGGCCTATATGAGATATACCAACGTGCTGACGATGAACAAATACCGGAAAAGGTAATTAAAAACTATAACGACGCCTTGAATGTCCTGGACGCAATTGCCAAAGGCAAAGAAGTCCTGGACTTGCCTCCTAAAGTTTCAGATGGAGAATCTAATAATGGCGGCCAACCCGGCGATGGGGAATCAGCCGTTACTTCAGGGACAGGATTAAGGAGAATTGGCAGCGCTCCAAAAAGGTCACACAGGATTTAATAATAAACGCTCATTTAAACGCTTTTAAACGGTCATTTTTTATGTCTTTTAAAATTTTCGGGTATTCTATCGGCAAGAACAAAACAGGGGCTTATTCGGCCTCTAGTGCAAAAAACAGGGGAAAGGTATCTGCGGCGATAAAAAAACAGTACCGCCGTGAGATATCTTTCCAAATCGCCGATATCAAAAAGGCTGAACTTTTAGCCACAAGTCCAGACGCACCAAATAGAAGGCGGCTGTTCGACATATATAAGTATATAGACAAAGATATCAGACTTACCGCCCAGATCCGGGATGCGGTAATGAAAATTACCGGCGAACCCTGGATGATCTATGATGAGAATGACATCCCACAGGAGGAAATGAGTAAGGCCATGCGTAAAAATTGGATGACCCAAACCATTAAGGCGATTGCTCTGGTGGAGTTTTGGGGCTTTTCGGTACCTGAATACAGTGATATAGACCCAACTTCCTTCCGAATTGGTGAAGTTAAGCTAATCCCACCCGAACATATCAGCATAGAATGGCAGCAAATCTTAATAGACGCCGAGATCAATAGCAGCTACATTGATTACAGTGATATGATGTGGGACCTAGATTTAGTAGAATTCTACGAGACCCGTGAAAGCCTGGGCTTACTTCTTAAAGCTGCATACAATATAATATGGAAGTATTATAGTAGGTCTGACTGGTCTCGCTGTTCTGAAAAGTTCGGTATGCCCATGCTGTCCATAGAAGCAGACACAAACAATGACGATGAACTAGACAGAATTGAAGAACGGGCCGCCAACTTCGGTACTGACGGCTACATCGTTGCTCAAAAAGGTGACACAGCTAATATAATAGAACGGAAGGGCCAGAAAATTCACGATATATACCTGGATAATATTAAACTGTGTAATGAGGAGAACGAAATCGGGATAAATGGCCAGACAGCAACTAGCCAGGAGAAAGCATTTGTAGGCTCCGCTGAGGTGCAGGAACGCAAATTTGAGGACTTAACCCTTACGAGACTTGAATTTGTGAAAACGCAGATCAATGAAAAGTTCATTCCTTACCTCCGTTATAAAGGTTTTGCTATTCCAGATAATTTCTATTTTGATTATCCGGCACTTATAAATGATAGGGAGAAGAAACTTAACGGCAGGCAGACCAACTCAGATGCAATAGAAGCTCCTAATCTAAAGGAGAACACTGAAAACAAGCAGTCCAAAAAGGATTCAAAACAACCTGACAATCAATAAGAATGTGCAATTTTGATGAGCAATACTTCTTTTCTAATACGCAACGAGTCCGGCTTTCCAAAAAGATTGGGGTCGATAACATAGTACAAACCGCTGTTAATCAATTGTATGATGATAGAAAGCTAAGTAAAGCGGTTAACAAAAAGATGTTTGCTGCGACCTATGAACCGCTGAAAGCTGCGGTCAATGAGGGGGTCGGTAAAGTAAGTATGGAGGTGCAGTTTGGTACTCCCAATTATGAGTTTTTGAAGCAACTTCAGACCAATACGGCGGTATTATCTGCATTTAAAAACCATGCCCAGATCAAAGAAATGGCCTCTTTGCTTAAGGATGAAAGCGGCAATTTGAGATCAAAAGCAGACTTCAGAAAAGCCGCAATGGCTGTTAATGAAAAGTATAATGGGCGTTATTTAGATACGGAATATGATACCGCAGTCAGGCAGAGCCGTAGTGCGGCCCAATGGCAAAAGGCGCTTACTACCGCAAAACTGTACCCGAATATCAAGTATCTACCCAGTGTGGCTGCGCACCCTCGTGTATCGCACGAGAAATATTATGGCATTATTAGACCCATGACCGATCCGATATGGTCGTCAATTCTCCCCATTAATTCCTGGGGCTGCAAATGTGGCTGGGAAGTAACGGACGAAGAGCCTAACGACTTACCGGATAACCTGCCAACACCCGAAGCAGGGTTTGATTTTAATCCAGGGGCTACTGGCCAGGTATTTGACCTGGAGAATAGCTCTTATATTAAGTCGGTGCCATCAAAGGAGCAGCCAGCACTTATTCGGATGGCCAAAAGTTACGTCATTGCCGATATGGCAGAGGCCGCCCCGTATGTGGAAATGTACAAAAGCAAGGCGGGCACGAAGGTTACCGCTCATCCTTTGGCCCAGCAGGATAAGTACTTTCAGGAAAATATTAATGCTGCCCGGTCAATGGCTAATAGCCGCAATATTGATGTGAAAGAAATCAAGCTGCTTCCCGTGGTATCGGATGCTGCATTGAGGCAAAAGCTGTTGCCCGGGGCTAAAGAAAGCAAAAATCCCGATTTTCAAATTGATGGTGAGTATTATGAACTCAAGGAACTAAAGGCGGGTAAATCAAAAAATACTGTCAAACATGCACTGGATAGCGCCCGCGGTCAGGCCGATAATGCCATTTTAATCGTACCAGATGGATTTCCATTTACAGAACAGGAAATTACCACGACGATAAAAGACAAAACACTAAAAAAGGAAATGAAGGGTTTTGGCAATATTTGGATGTACATAAATGGCAATTGGGTCGCAAACCCCCATAAATAATTAAGGCAAGCATTGCTGCCTGCCTTAATAAACACAGTGGCTCTGTTTCCTATGTGGCCTGCCTCTGTGGTACAAAGATAAAATTATTATTCAAAATGGCAAATAATAAAAACGTAATCGGCGCTGATAAGGTCATCCAACAACTGGAGGCAGCAAAAGCCTATTTGGTTGATAGTGTGCCGCTCGTCATAGGAACTGAAGCGGTTCGCTTCTTTAGGGAAGCATTTCGCAAAGGTGGCCTCAATACCAAGTGGGCGCCACGGAAAATGCCTAGAATGGGTTCCACGAATAACCAGAACGTCCTTATAAAGGACGAGCACCTGATGGACAGTATTGATTATAGAGTAGAAGGTACCACAGTTGTAATATATAGTGACCTCGTTTATGCCCAGATTCACAATGAAGGCGGCACAATACCGGTCACTCCTCCGATGAAAAAGTACTTCTGGGCTAAATACTATGAGGCTAATGAAGCAGGATTGGAGGAGGTGGCGGAACTCTGGAAGGCCTGCGCTTTGGCAAAAGAAATAACCATACCTCAACGTCAGTTCATCGGCGACAGCCCGGAACTCGACAAACGGATCATTGATAAGATTACCAGAGATTTAGACAAAATATTCAAATAATTACCATGTTTATCTACCCAGCTTATAAAGCATTGAAACAGAAATTAATTGGTATTGCACCGGTGTTTTATTTTTTAGGACAATATAGTATAGGGAAGGATAATACCAGCTATATTGTACCGGCCTTATATATAGAAATGCCTAAAAATGCCCAGGTGAAGTATTGGGGTAAGGGTCAGCGGGTAATCAGCCCCGCACAAATTAAGCTTCATTTTATTACAAATGCGCCTTATAAAAACCATGACAGCACCGTCCAGGATGCAGCCATTGCCGTGCATGCTGCCGGGTTAAAAGCTATTGACGAGGTAATGAAAAGCTTAGCATTGAGAAAAGATGACGGCAACCTATTAAGCCAAAGGTTTGTAAATACTGCCGTAGACGAAATGAACTACCAGAATAAAAACCTATTTAGTGTGCTGACTTATTCAACTGAAATTTACCTGTAATTTGGCGGGTTGATTGCTGGGCTGTTGTTTTATAATGCGCTCGACAGTTAATGGAGATAAGAAGAATTCTTCCGCCACTGCTTCAATAACATAGCAAAACATCCATTTGGGGTTACGCCTTTTGTAATAGCGGAACCGCTCATGGATTTTTAAATTTCGTTTATTGATTAGTTCGGGATTATGCGCCATTGCTGGTATTATGGAATAACTTTACAACCTTTTTGCAAAATTACAAAAAATGCCACAAATTATTTTGTGGCATTGACTTTACTGAAGTTAAAGCGGCTTTAAACAAAAAGAGAGACGATCCAGGTCAATAGTTTACAAATAAGGACTATGCCGACAATTAGAGCGATTGCCATACCCAGAACGCCAAAGACACCTTTACATCCCGTTATTTCTTTTTTGTTAGTTTCCATTTTTCAAACTTAATCAATTTTACTAATATAATACTTATACATTTTGTCGAAGGCTGTCACAAGGTTCACCAACTCTTCGTAGCTATGTTTATTTAATACCTTACCAAAACCTCCAAATTTGACACACCAGGCATTGAGTCTGGCCATATCGATGGTTCCTGCTGACACCTCCCATCTAAGGTTATGGGCCTTGGCGATAATCTTCCGGCGCATTTTCTCGCAGGCTGCCTCCGCAGGATCTAATCCTTTCAGATAGCGTATTAAAGCAGTAGCTTCTGTTATTTCCAGTTCACGACTGCTGCTGGTGCGCTGGTTACTGAAGCTGTATACCAGCTCCTGTTTTACTTCGATCATGCCTGTACTGTGTAACAAGGCGTGCAATATCTTATTTTGTTGTGGATTTATATTCATTCATCTGTTTTTTTGAATCTAAAATATCCTTCTGGGTTAACTATGGTCGCTTTGAAGGGGAATTGTTCTTTGACTGCCAGCTTCAAAGTCTTAATCAAATAAGACGCAGCAATAAAGATCACTCTAGGCTCATCATCATACTCTATCTGCAAATGGAGACAGTCTTTGGATGAATCATATTTTGACGGCTTGACATCGTAGTCAATAATCTTTATTTGCTTGCCCAACACCTTTTTAATGCTGATGCTATTTCCGACGAATGATGTTGGTGGTGGTGGTGTGATGCCTAGCTCGTTGAATTCTTTCATATTTAATCATTAATTTTTTAGTAAGTTGTTTGCTATTTGAATGTTTGGCCCAGCCTAAATGACTATTGATGGTCTGCATCGGTTTTCCCTTTGCGACGGCCCTGGCAAAACTTTGCTTATTTCGCTTTCGTAGTAGCGTGTAATGTCTAAAAAAAACATACCCACATACATCTAACCCTATCTTATCATTCAGTGGTGATACGCTGTAATTGCCCTTTATTGCCAAATTCAGTTCGGTTTTAAGGTAGTTCGCTATGTCCGCCCGCAACTGGTGCAAATCGGCCTTATTTGAGGCGAAAATAACCATATCATCAGCATACCGGTAATAGTACCTGACGCCCTTAACTTCTTTAAGCCAGTGGTCAAAGTATGTCAAGTAAAAATTAGCAAAGTACTGGCTTAGATAATTTCCGATTGGAAGCCCGGGCGCAGAATCAATAATCCCGTCCAACATTTCCAAAAGGTCGTTATCCTTGAATTTCCGGCGGAGTAATTGTTTTAGTATGCGGTGATCTACTGAAGGGTAGAATTTTTGGATGTCTAATTTTAGGTAATACCTAGTGTTCTGTTCGTCCTTCAGGGCGGTCTTAATAGCCCTGGACATGGCATGGATGCCTTTGCCCTTGATACAGCTGTACGTATCAGCTGTGAACATATTAGTGAAGATTGGCTCAAGCACATTCATAATAGCGTGGTGAACAATTCTGTCAGGAAAATAGGGTAATCTGAATATTACCCGTTCCTTTGGCTCGTGAATCGTGAAGGTTAGATATTCAGAAGTACAATACTTTTTATCCAACAGCATATTGTAAAGGCGAAAAAGGTTGCTTTCAACGTTCTGATTATGCCGGATCACGTCGGGCTGTTTTGATTTTCCTTTCTGCGCAATGGCATCTGCCATATACAGATTATCCATTGTGCAAATCCTGCTATACAAGTTATTTTCTCGTTTCATTGGAGCCTTTGATTTAGCCGGACGCCTTCGCTTTCGCTACCAACGTCCTTTTAAAAAGTGTTATTTTTTGCCATGTGGGCAAGGTCTGTGCTGTTCAAAATCTCTAAGGTGGGCGCTGACGTTCGTATTGTCGTTGTCGTAATCGGAATCGTTGAACCGGAAACTGCCAGCGGAAGAACTACAGGCCAACAGCACACAACCTATTATCGTCCTATTTTACGATCAGCGTAATGATCTCCCAGAGGTCTGGGTAATTCTTTGCATTCGCATCGCTCTCCTCCTCACTATTGGAGCAAAGGCGGGCGCAGACGCGCGTAAAGCCGTAGGCGTAATCGGAAACGCAGAACCGGAAACCGCCAGCGGAAGAACCAGGAACATAAACGTTATCGGCAATATGCCAAGGGAACCATTTGTCCTTTGAATGGTTGGTTATGTCGTATTGTTTACCTTCCTTTTCCGCTTCCTTCAGCACGGCCAGCATATAATGCGCTGTCAGGTAAAGGCCTAGATCGGGTCTAAGCTTACTGACGTCTGGTAACTCTGAACTGATTTCTAATTCTGCGCAAGCCTCTTCAAATGCTACTATGCTTTTTTCTGATATTTTCATTTTTGGATTTTTATTGATTAATAAATGATGTATAAAAATTGCCCTTAGAAGGTCATGAAGCCTTTGTAAATCGATTCAAATTGCATTCCTGCATATCTAGCCAGCTCTTCGGATTTGAAGCAAAGGCGGGCGCCGACGTGCGTAGCGTCGCTGCCGCAAACGGAACCGCTGAACCGGAAACCGCCAGCGGAAGAACGCATCTCAAAGTAAGGGTAATGCTTATCCCACTTACCATTGTTAAAATCGGGCTGCCAACCTTCATTTAAGGCTTCGGTCACTATCAGTGCTTGGGCGAATGATACGACGGCTCCATAACTTCCATTCTTCTGAACTTTTGGACAGGCCATACCCCAATCGATGCCTAATTCCGCACAGGCATCCTCAAAGGTTTTTACCCTGTCCATTACATTTCCTAAAAGGACTTTTTTGCCAAATAAGTTTTCGAGAACCTTTTTTGTTTCTTTTCCAGCCTCTTCATGGGCTTTTCGTGCATTTTGCTTGGTGATTGTTAATGTTTTCATTTTGATTTCTATTTGTGCCTTGCGGCGGTTATTTAAATTTTATCCCATTCATCGAAATAGTGCTTTTTACGTAAGTAAGTATCTGGGTACATTTGGTTATACCAACTAGCATTTTTTTTGCAGTATTTTTTATACTTCTTATTACTCAGCCATGCAGTCAATTGCTCTTCACTAGACATTTTTTCCCAGATCAATCTGGCTGGCTCCTTATTTCGTCTGAGCGCATAATCATTGTACCACATTTCAAAGGTTACCTTGAAATCTTTTTCCCTAATATTACAGCCGTTTGTTTGAGAAAAGCTTTCTAACTTATCAAAAAGAACGGGTAACCGTGCTTTAAACCCTTCTATCTGAGGTGGGGTCATTTCGGCTTCTGTGAAGTCTATGGCCTCCAGAATGCCAGCCCCATTATAAATCACCTCTATTTTACCCGAAAAAGTGGGCTTGCTTACTTCAAATTTTCGCATTCCTATTGGTTTTTGTTTTTAGCATACTTTTTCTAATATCAGAGGGGAGCTGATACACAGTAACAAGGCAGTTTTCTTTAAAAATGAAGATATTCTCTCCATAGATGCGTGGTGTATTGCCTGGATGTTCAGCACACCGGCATTCTATAAACCTGCGCAGCTTTCCTTTTGCCTCTGATTGCGACACTCCGTAACAATAGGCCTGTGCTGCAAGGCGTTTAAATGCATCTGGACTGAAGCCCAGCCTCTCTTTAGCTCTATGGTATGCATGATGAGAAATAGTAATCATATCAATTCTGGGAGTTTTGGATGATTGAACCTAGGTTTGCCGGGGTAGTTTCCACCTCTTTATTTTCACTCGTGAAAGGCAGTTCTGCTGGCTTATTACTAGGCGGGGCAGCTTTTACACCTCCTTTATTTTGTTTTGCCAGCCAGTTTGCATGCCCTTTCTCGTAAAACACAAAGGGTTCATTTCCTCCGAACCGGCTTTTAGGGTAGACTTTAAATCCTTTGACCAGTAATTTGATATCAACGTCAAACTCTATAGCGGCAGCGGCAGCACCTTTGGGATCATCTCCCTGGGCATGGGCTATTACAATAAACCTTTTGCGGGGGAAAGTTTCTTTCAAAAACTGCCATTGCTCATACGTCAGTTTGATATATTGAATGCTATCAATAAATACTGTATGTGGACTTTTCTTCTTACGGAGCCTTTCCACGAGGTCCTCAAACCGTTCCTTGTGTACAATTAGGGTATGATTACTGACATCTTCTATTTTTTGCCTTCTCCAGGCATCCTGAAGGCTTCTACTAAAGCCCTGTTCAAAGCTATCATATAGGCACTTTCCAAAGCCGGTCATATAACGCATGAACATAACTGCCAGTTCGGTCTTGCCGTTTCCGCTTTTGCCGTATATAATCATACTGAAGTTGGTTTCCGGCTCACCAAAAGCATCCCGCCATTTGCCGGTAAATGGCAAAACCTCAAACTTCTTGTTTAGAAATTCCTTTGCGTTTAAAGCACGTGCCATTAGCGATAAGTTTTAAGGTTATTAAATCTATTTCGGGCGGCTTCCACCAGTTCATTAACCTGTTCCTGTGAGGCATCGGCAGGGACATATATAAAGCTGCGATCGTCTATTCTGGCAACCTTTAATTTGCTATAATCCCACTTTCTGGTTGGAAGCGTTTCGCTACGCATTTTCTTATTATTGGCGCCAGTATGTAAAGTCATTGGCGGCATTTTTGGTTTCAATTCCTTCATTTTTTCTTCCTTTTATTATAGGCTTCCAGTAGTCCTCCAAGTGCATCTGAAAAAAGGAGACTGGCAGCGATGATGATTAATATTTGCATTGAGATTTGTTTTAAAAGGCATCCCGTAGAAACAGGTTGCCGTTATACTGTCAGGTATATTAAAGAGATGAAAATTGTAAATCAATATTCTGGTATTTGCCGACTTCATCTTTAACCCAGACCCGGAAGTATTTCTTCTTGTCTGGGCGCCGGATGGCCTTGTCAATTAGATCAACAGCAGCGGTAAACAGTGGGTCCTTAATGCGGTCCTTATGCCGTTTTAAGGCCAGTACTTTCTTGGTGTCCATTCGGCCACGGGAGGTCTCAAAGGCTGACATAATCATTTCTTTGACAACCAGGTCTATGCCCCCTGTATTCTTTGTGATGAACTCATCCAACCGCTCTTTAGCCAGCATGATCGTATTGTCATCGAACGTGATCATTTCATCTATGCTAACCTCTATTTTCAATGATCGGTCAAAATTGTAAAGGGTTACATTCCCTTTGTCATTGGCTTTACGCTTACCGCCGTTCTCGTCCAGGAAAACCTGAAAGACACGTTCCGCTTCAGCAGACAAATCTTTTTTGAAGGCTACGAGTTTATCATGAAGGGCCTGCGCTGCCGTAGCCGTTTTGTAGGTGAATTTCTCAACCTCACGCTCAAATTTTGTAGTGCGGCTGTATTGGCAACTTACACCTGCTTCATCCTTCCAAATTTTGTCGGAAGCCTTTTGTTGTGAAATTTTCATTTTTAGTGCTTTAATTGGTTAAAAACTATTTTGTTGTTAATTCGTCGGGCACGTTCACTACCCAGAGTTCAATAAATTCGTCCCATAGTAAACCCGATCTAAGGGGCTTTTCCCCTTTAGGCCTGGAGACATCCATCCATGTTTCATCCTGCACAGTTTTACTGAATGCCTCAAAAGCCTGATCATACTCAGAGAATATTTGATTCTCATTTGTATTTAAATACTGTAAATCTTCGCCTATATGGTAGCGAATAACCATGAATTTTTTTGCCATTGGTAAGTGGTTTAATTGGTTAATTAATAGCTATTTAAATGCATATATCTGGTGTACATCGTCGCATATCCTTCCTATCAGATTGCCTTCAAAAGAATCACGAGCGCTACCGGCGTATACTGACCTTATCGCAAAGCCTTGGGCAGGCTTCAGGCCAAAAGAATATTTTGCCTTACGCTCAATAAACTTTTGTGACAGCTTCAGGTGCATTTCTTCTAATACGGCTATGATCACATAATCCTCGTCGGATTCGGCAGTGCCCCTCATATAATTTATGCCAGCGCCGATAGTATTAATGAAGGCCTGCATTTCGGCATGCTTAAACTTTACTCTCATATTTGAAGGTTTTAAACATGTCCAAAAAGTCGTCATTCAGGTACTGGGTCACTGTGGCAGTATTGTCGAAAATGATCTGGTGTAGTATCCGATACTTACATAACCGATAGGACTCTGGCTGATTATAAAGCTCCTGCAAAAAGAACCGGTCATCCAAGTCCTCCCAGTGCATTTTAAACCACCTCCAGAAGTCAAGGGAACCGACCATTTTCATAGAATCTACCCTGTGATCAAAGTTGAGACGTAACCAGGTCTCTGCTGTCTCACAGATGAAGTGGTTGTATTCGTCCTCCTCAATACCGGTTAAAAACAACACCTGCTTCTTATTGTACCGATATTGAGCTGCCATTGTAATTGTCTTGTTTTCCATAGCTAAGAGGGGTTTTGAAGTTGGCGTTTGATTTTCAGAATCTGGGTACGTAAGGCCCGGTTGCTGCCATTTGCCTTGATTAGCAGCTTTTGTTTATCCTGGTAATTTGGCAGATTGGCATTTATAATGGCCACAGCCTCTTCCATCCAGAACTCCTTTTGCTCATCGGGCACTAAGGGGGTTATCCGGTTGTATTTCGAGCCATAACGGCTGAATATTTCCGCAAAACCGACCCTTTTATTAATACGCCCCTGATCGATCTTCTTTTGAAGGCCATCGGCACCAAGGGCATACCAGCTGCAAGTGCCTTCACTACCGTTCCAGAGGGCCTTCACCTCCATAAAGGCGGAGTAGTCCAGGTCACCAAACTCGTCCAGGATCACTATGGGCTTATAGATCACTTTCAACAGGTAGACTAAATCGGCAAATACATCGTCATACCGGCCTGTATTATCCACGCCGAAGGATTGGGCAATGAAGCGCACCAGCTTATTTTTGGTCTTATGCAGGCTGCAATCCACATACACCGCATTCTTATTGCCCGATACAAAGTGCTTTGCAGCAAAGGTTTTACCTACCTCAGTAGCGTCGCAATACATAGCGCTGATGCTTTCGCTTTTGCAAACAGACATCTGGCTGGTCAGGTATTCAAACACACCGGTATTAGCGGCCATCCATTCTGGCTCATCCCCCAGGAGTACATTTAGCTTCCTAGCCATCGTGATCCAGGCGGCATCTTTTAGGACACGCTCTGTCTCGCCTTTTTTCAGGCGGTTAAATACACTTTTGTTGATACCGTAAGCGAGTGCAAACTTGGCATCGCTTCCGTCAAAGTTTCCTCGTACTGAAAGCAGGGCGGTGAGGATCTTTTTCCTTGCTTGTTCGTCAATGTTCATACTTTTGTATTGGTTTAATTGGTTATGAATAGTGGTTTAATTGATCAGTGATTTAATTGGTTAATTGATCGTTATTTATTTCTGATTAGGGGCGGTACTGGTAATACCGCCCTTTTTATAAGTCATCTTCAGCCATCTTGCTGTAATCCACTTTTACTCTTTTGGGCGCTTCCTCCTGATTTTGAAGGGTTGCCTTTGATATCTTTGCGGCCCGTGCTGGTTTAACAACAGCCTTATTAACGGATTCATTTGATATGATTTCCATTTTAGCCAGGCTCTCAACCCCATCCCTGATCATTTTGTCAAACTTGCTGCGATATCCAAATTGTACATGCATTTTATGCTTATCGTCAGCGGTCTGTTCAACCTGTGATTCATTGTATGGCGCTGACTGTGTACAGGTGCATTTATATTCATCATTCTGATACAGGTGAACTTCGGGTATAGTCCCGTCTGCTTCCCTTATATAGTAGGCAGTAACCGTATAGCTGTCAAACAGCTCAATAGATTCTGGGGTGGGTAACCAGTAGTTGTTATATTGCACCTTCATCACCTTGTTATTGCGGATAGTGGTTGAAGTGCGTTCCCCTATGTGTCTTGCCAGCGTCTTATTATTAATGTGGGCCAAATTGGGGTTAATATTCTCCATAAATACCTCCCATCTGGTCTTGCCTGGGTATTTATCTGTTTTATGGTGCATCTCGCTATTACGGGCCTCTATGGCCGCCATTTCAATGGCAACAATATCATCATAATAATATTTTACCTTATCCCGCTCATTTAATCTATTGGCCTCGCTCTTCGCAAAGGGACGGCCCTTAAACCCTTTTTGGTTCTTTATGGCAGGGCTGTAGCGTTTAGACCTGAATGTATGTTCCGCTCTCTTTTCCCTTGGATTGGCGGCCCGACAAAGACGGGTAAATGGAAAAACATTGCCATCCTTTAAAAGGTCGTCCAGGAAGGTATTGGCAATGTGGTGCTCAAATTCTATTTCGGCTGGAATCCCCATGCCGTTGTTAGCCAGAAAACGGAACATGTCCTTTATCGCTGCCATAAATAGATTCCGGTCTTTTTTCATACCGAAAGATTTACCTATTATGCAACCGCTTGCTACATCAATGATCTCGTAAGCAGACACCCGCTTGTCGTTGCCCTCAACATCAAATTGTATTTCCAGGTCATCGATAGAAATCTTACTCAAAGAGAATTCAGGGGCGTGCCGTTCGTTATAGGGCAGGTGTTTATTGCTATAATCAAGGGCATTTAAACGCAATTTGTCAATGATTACCATGTTTCTAGGTGCAGAAAGTATGCGCCAGATGGTCGTATCACTCAATTCCCCGTACTTTTTGTACTCTTCTACGTCGAATATTTCCCCAGTTTTCTTGTCAATTAGGGTAATATCCCCTGCTAAAAACTTCAAATAATTGTTGTATACCTCGTTTTTATAGGGCCTCCCGGTAACATATAATGACATTATCAGCCATTCAAACTGGGCATCTACCTTTTTGTTATTGGTTTCATTGAACTTTCTGCCATCAATGAGGGTATTATAATCGAATCCACTCTTGACATAAGTATTATAGTGTGGTTTCAACCGGCGCTCACTGGTAGGAAGCGTATTTGGATACTGGTGTTCCACGTCTTTTATGATTTCACCGGCTTTTACCCAAAATGCAGCAATTGTAATATTGAGCATCTTTTTAAGCTCTCTTTTATTGCTAAGGAGCTTATGAAATGCATTCAGGATAGCGGCATCATTGACGTAATTACGCCTGTCAATGTCATCCAGGTTGCACTGGGCATAATTGTCAAAGAACTTACGGGCCTTTTCATCAGGTTGTATTAAATCAATAATTGGTTGTTTTGCAACATATTCATACGGATTGCCAAACCGTTCCTGGACCAATGCTTTATATACCGGCGGCAGGGACTCATACTTTATTAGTGCTTCATTACCATTACCGCCGCGACCTATGACCTCAATTTTTCTCCTACTTTTTAAAGTGTCATAGGTGCCTTTAGGAATAAGCCCAGTGGGTTTAATAAATTCCTGACTCTCAATAAATAATATGTTGTTTACTAGCTTCAACTACTTCCTGACAATTTTTTTTACATCACTAATCACCTTTTCCACACCTTCCTCTAATAACACATCTGCCAACTCAATACGAGTACCCAGGTCTGTATCATTATTCCGGTTATTATTTTTTATGTCACTAACCATCGCCTGACTGCAACCAACAACCTCCGCAACCCAGGCCTGTGAAACCCTTTTTTTAGGACGATTGTTTTTTTTATTTGTACTTTTATTTGACATTTGCGAATTATTATACAGCAAAGTAATAGACTTTAGTCTAATTGAACAAATTTATTTCGCCTTTTTTCTATTTTTTTATGCGAGCAATTAACAGGGTAATGAAGATATTGACAGACAAGGGCCTCAAACCTTCAAAAGTTGAGGCAGATCTTGGTTTATCCAATGGCTATTTAGCAAAAATGGAGAAAAGAGGTGGAGAAATTGGAGAAGAAACACTTATAAAACTTTCTTCATACTTAGAAAATAGTCTAATTTATTTAATGACGGGGGAGGATGACGTTAAACAAGAACCGGAAACGGCAAGCTATTTGCTCAAAAGAAGAGCAAAAAAGCTATCAACGCCTACCACGATGAATATAGAAACGCCCGGTGCCGGCATTCCCATTTACGACGTTCCTATTGATGCAAGTTTTCTTGAAAGATATCAGGATGACCGAACACATTTTGAACCTATTGGCTTTTTATCCCTTCCAAAATTGAGAAACTGTAATTTTGCAGCGGTAGTTAGCGGAAATAGCATGTACCCAATCATGAAAAGCGGTACTATTGCCGCCTGTAGAATTATTGAGAATCTTGATTATTTTGACGAAGGGGAGATGTACCTGATAGCAACCACCAACGGTTTTGAAACGGTCAAATATGTACAAACCGGCGACAGCCCCGATGAATTAAAGCTAATTCCCCATAACGAAAGAATAAAGCCAACATTTATTAGGAAAGATATGGTAATTAGGGTTTGCTTAGTTGAAGCCTGGTTAAATTTTAGGTAGTTTAATAGGCTATAAACCCAAATTATGGTGGATAACAAGCAATTAAAAAGTACTTACAGGGTACTTATTCCTATACAGTTTGCAAGCCCAACTGCAAGCCCAACTGCAAGCCCAACTGCAAGCCCAACTTTTAATTTTGATTACTGCCATTGTTAGCTTTGACTCTAATTCGACACCATAAAAACCTCGTAATTAAAATGATGAAAAAATATAACGATTATTGTATTTCAGTTAGTTAGCTTATTTTGCCGCCAATTGAACGATATTTGAGCTGAAGTTAAATCACATTTAAACTAAGAACTCTTTATCGACCTCTATATATGAAGTAAATACGCTTAAATTTAAACCATTCTGACGGATTGACTGAAACCATAGTAAGCGCTATTTTTCGCTACAATCCAATGTTTACGCAGCTTTTGCGCAATATATATACATTTATATTTTAGGACGGTTTAACTGTACCCCCATAAATGGCCAGCAATTCAATATGGACGGGTTGCTTATTTGTTTCAAAAACCCTGGTCTGACTCAAATAACCTTCTCTTGTAATTTGTAGCCTTATGGGAAATGCAGATACTTCCAAACTGAAATTTCCCTGAAGATCTGTTTGAACTACCTGGGAAGCTCCTCCCCGAATTTGAACCTCTGACAGCGGACTTTTGGTTGCGGCGTCTACCACTTGGCCTTTTAAGATTTCTGATTGTGCCTGAACAGCCGTTAAACTACTTAATATAAAAAATAGCAGTAAACGACACTTCAATAACAAATGACTCTTCATGATTGAATATGATTTTGGCTTTAATAATCTTTAACAAATTTAACGGGGTTCGCACCTGAACCGCTTGCCATTTTCATCATTATTGATGCTCTATTCATCATTTTTCGGCTTAAAAGTGTATTTTCGACCTCTAACTTGGCTGTTTCAATCCATTTTGCAGAAAATCATGGCTGCCTTTTTAAGAATTCTTTTATGTTGTGTTATAATAAGTATACCTGGCAGACATTTGTTTGGTCAGAAAAGGGACGTTTATATCTTTAAACATATCAGCACAGAATCAGGACTCTCCAATAGCACCATTGAATGTATCTTCCAGGATCATTCTGGCCTTATATGGATTGGCACCAGAAATGGTCTTAACAGAATCGAAGGAGATCACATTACCAACTTCTACCATGACAATCGGGATTCAGGAACCATTTCCAATGATTATATAACGGACATTACTGAGGACACACAGCATCACTTGTGGCTTGGCACCCGCAATGGTATTAATAAATTGGATCTTCATAAGGGATTCTTTCATTCGGTTCATATCCCAAACACATCATTACCCCTCATTGTCAATAAGATCGCATGTGATAGTAGTGGTTATATCTGGGTTGCTACTGCCAATAATGGCCTTTTTAAAATCAATACTAAAAATAATAAGGCCACGTCTTTTGCGAACCCGGCATTGCCATCATGGCCTAAAAACAATACCATCAATACACTTTATATAGGTAAACACCAGCATATATGGTTCAGTACACCTTCTGGATTGTTTAGCTATAATATGCAAACCAACAGTTGGCAACAATGGCTGGACAAAACACGCCTGCAGGAAGCCAACATTATCAAGATCCTGAGAGTCAATGAACATACACTCATTTTGGGAACAGAGAAAAACGGTCTCTTGGTTTTTAATCATACAAAGAATAATCTGCAAAGAATTGACCAATATGGTACGGATCCATTCAGGGTGTCCAATAATATGATCAAAAGCCTGTGGAAAGATAACGATGGAAGCATCTGGATCGGAACACTCACTGGACTTGATCATCTCAATTATAAGACAGATTCAATTACACATTTATATAGCGAGCAGGATAACGAGTATGCCTTATCCCAGAAGACCATCTCGTCCATATTTCGGGATAAAGAATCCAATCTTTGGGTAGGTACTCACAGAGGAGGTTTAAACATATCTTACGCAAAGCTCTCTTTTTTTAAAACCTTTCGGTTAAGCCCCAAAAAAGGGGCGCTCCATTATGAGGATATTAAAACTTTTTGGGAAGCACCCAATGGGAAAATCTGGACCGGAACTGATGGTGGCGGCATAAATATCCTTGACCCTAATACAGGATTATTTGCCTATTTAAAACACGATTCAAGTAACAGCAACTCTATTAGCTCAAATGCAATTCTAGACATTTATGCAGATAGAGCCAATAACCTCTGGATTGCGACTTGGGGAGGTGGTCTTAATAAATATTTGCCTGGCACGCATAGTTTTGTCCATTACCGGCATATAGAAACAGACGCGACTTCCATTCCTTCTGATTACGTGCAAAGAATATATCAGGATAGAGAAGGGCTAATTTGGGTCTGCACCTATTTTGGTGGTTTAGCCCTTCTGAATCCAAAAACAGGCAGATTCACCCCTTTTGACCAATCAGGTATTGCCAAGGGCAAGCTATCTGGAAAGAATACGCTTTCTATTATCGAAGATGACCAACAAAGAATATGGGTGGGCACAGATGACGGAGGACTCAATTGTATTGATAAAAAGAGCCGCACAATTCAGCATTACTTTATCGATAAAAACACCAGCATCCCTGACCTTCGGGTCCTGTTTATTGATAGCGATAAACATTTATGGGTTGGGGAAAAAGGATTGTTCAGGTTTGATATTCAAAAAAACAACTTTGTCCCATATACTACAGGATCATTATTGGATAATGTAATTATCAAATCCATTGAACAGGATACCAAAGGACTACTTTGGATTTCTACCTCAAATGGACTTTTTTCGCTTAATCTGCAAAGCAACAATGTACAACGGTTTAATAATAAAGACGATTTACAGGGAGAAGAGTTTGAGGACAATGCTTCTTTGAAGTCAAGAACCGGAATCATGTATTTTGGCGGGTTAAAAGGATTTAATAGTTTTCACCCCGAACTACTGATGCGGCAATTAAAATCTCCAAAATTACTTTTTACCGGACTTACCATCCTTGATAACCCACAATCGCCTTTGAACAAGGTTTTATTGTTGCCAGAGCAAATAACCCTGTCATATTTGGAAAATTCCTTTACGTTACAATGTGCCAATGCCATTTATTCGGATATTGGCAATCATAATATTGTCTACCGACTGAAAGGCATTAGCAACAACTGGCAGGAAGCTGTAGGCAATAAAATAAGCTTTAACCATCTTGCACCTGGCAGATATCAATTGGAAATATGCTCAAATGCGTCAGATTTGAACAATCCTATTGACAGTAAAACCATAGTCATCTTCATCACCCCTCCATTTTGGCAAAATAACTGGTTTATTTCACTCATCATTATACTCCTAGGTGGGTTAATCTTCTGGTTGATAAGTATCAAAAGGAAAAAAGAATTGAAACAGCTTCGGGAACAAAATGAAAAAGAAATTACGGAAATGCAGGTTCAGATGTTTACCAATATATCGCATGAACTCCGAACCCCACTTACGATGATCTCTGTGCCAATTGAAACATTGATGAATGAAGAAGCAAATCCAAAAAACCAAAGGATCTATCGTTCCATTTATGCTAATACCCAGAAATTGCAGCAATTACTTAAAGAAATCCTGGATTTTAGCAAATTAAAAAAAGAGGACACCCCACTTCGGGTTACTAAGGGCAATATAGGTCAATTAGGTAAAGAGGTGGCGGACGCACACCGACTCCTTGCAGGGCAAAAAGGCATCAAACTCCACTATGATACTAATGTGCAAAATCATGAGACCTTTTATGACCATTCCATCCTGGAAAAAATATTGAACAATCTGCTGTCCAATGCTGTAAAATATACAGGGAATGGCGGGCAAATTCATTTGAAAATCCATTTTACAAGTTCTCCCCCTAAACCACATTTTAAATATACGGATACCATCGGACTTCCTCCCAGATCACCTATTATCGCCATCTTGGTTCGTGATAACGGTATTGGTATTACGGAAGGCTCATTACCTAATATTTTTCATCGCTATTTTAGAATAACTGACAGACATATCGGTGCTGGAATTGGCCTTGCATTTGTCAAACACCTGGTACTAAAACATAAAGGGTCTCTTATTGTCAGTAGTGAAAAGGATAAAGGGACAGAGTTTTTGATCTTGCTTGCGAGTGCATCAAATGCCTATAATCAGCATGAGATCACCCACGAAAACATCGCTGCATTTACCAATTTGGAAGCACCAAGTGTCTATTATAATGACAATGATTCTCAAATAGAAAAAGCACCCAAAAATGCACCGACAATATTGATTGTAGAGGACAATCAGGAAGTACAACAACTCATTGAAGGTCTTCTGAATACGGACTATAATATTCAATTGGCAAGTAACGGGCAGGAAGCCATTCAATTGATTTCTAACCATATGCCACAACTGATTATAAGTGATATTATGATGCCGATTATGGATGGTATTGAGTTTTGTAAAAGCGTTCGGTCGGATAATTTAACAGCACATATACCCTTTATTTTGCTGACAGCAAAAGAATCAGACCAATCCTATCTGGAAGGGATTGAGACGGGCGCAGATTATTACTTCATTAAACCCTTTAATCCGAATATTTTAAAGAAAACAATAGAACGTATTTTTGAGAAAAGAGCCCAATGGAAGGCGCATCTTTTGCAAGAAGCCCATTTATCCGTACTTGAAATTACACAAACACAGTCCGACAAGGCCTTATTGCAAAAGATAATAGAAATCATAGAATCTAATATCCAGAATGCCGATTTTAAAGTCGATGACCTCTGTAAGGAAATCAGCATGAGCAAAACGAAACTATACCTTAAAATAAAGGATATAACTGGTGGTTCTTATATTGAACTGGTGAAGGATCTTAAAATGAAAAAAGCCGCCAAGCTATTGACCACTACAAATTATTCTATTTCTGAGATAATGGACATGGTAGGCATACAAAGTCAATCCTATTTTAGTAAAACCTTTAAATCAACATTTGGAAAGTCCCCCTCAGCCTATTTCCAGGGAAAATAACCGGATTTATTTTTCAACTTGCCCTATCTGACCCGCCGTTACATATTACAGTAAAAAGGTATCTAAAAGGGGATTTTGTGGACTATTGACATAGAAAATGAGGTCGTTCGACTTATCAAATATGCACCCCTTTAGGTATTTACCAGAAAAAGTGGTGTCAAAAATGATATTTTTTCGCCTAAAGTTTGGGGAGTCCTAATTGGATCAATCTTGGCCTAAATCCCAAAAGGTGTCCAATAGGACAAAAAAGGTATCCAATAAGACAGCTTTTACCAGGTGGCCCAGCAACTGGGGGGCCATTGGAACTACTGAGGAGGCTCCGATATAAAATCTTTTGGACAAAGTGGTGTCAAAAATGATATTTTTTTGCCTAAAGTTTAAGAGTCCCAATTGGATCAATCTTGGTCTAAATCCCAAAAAGGTATTCAATAAGACAGTGTCTACCAGGTGGCCCAGCAATTGCGGCGCCAATGGGGCTATTGAGGAGGCTATCCCATATAAAATCTATTGGACAAAGTGGTGTCAAAAATGACATTTTTTTGCCTAAAGTTTAAGAGTCCTAATTGGATCAATCTTGGCCTAAATCCCAAAAGGTATCCAATAGGACAAAAAAGGTATCCAATAAGACAGTTTTTACCAGGTGGCCCAGCAATTGCGGCACCAATGGAGCTATTGAGGAGGCTCCCATATAAAATCTATTGGACAAAGTGGTGTCAAAAATGATATTTTTTTGCCTAAAGTTTGAGAATCCTAATTGGATCAATCTTGGCCTAAATCCCAAAAAGGTATCCAATAAGACAGTGTCTACCAGGTGGCCCAGCAATTGGGCGCCAATGGGCTACTGAGGAGGCTCCCATATAAAATCTTTTGGACAAAGTGGTGTCAAAAATGATATTTTTTTGCCTAAAGTTTGGGGAATCCTAATTGGATCAATCTTGGTCTAAATCCCAAAAAGGTATTCAATAAGACAGTGTCTATCTGGTGGCCCAGCAATTGCGGCGCCAAT